AATGATGCGAATAGAGACATACCTTCGTTGAATACAGATTGTGCCAGTACAAGTGCGAGTCCAGTATGAGAATGAATGTCACCCTCTTTCATGAAGTCGATCTTGTCTGCCATCTCCTTGTACTCAAGGAATGCATGGTGTTCTTCATCTGGTAATCCCAGAGTGTCGTTCAACAATGCATAGGCACGTTGGTGTACACCTTCTCGGTTTGCGAACGATGATAACATATTACGAATCTCGTTGTTCTTAAACTTCGGAATCAACAGTTCGTGGTAGTTCTCCCCTACCTGTACGTCTGACTGTGTGAACAATCGTAGTACTTGGGTAACAAATTCCTTTTCCTGTTCAGAGAGTTTTGTTCTCCAATCCGTACATCCTCAGACAGTTCCGCTTCCGATTCTACCCAATGGATTTCTTCGTGTTTGGTTGTTAACTCTACCGCCCAAGGGTAGAGGAATGGTTTGTACGTCTTACTAAAATCTAATAGTGCCATTTGTTATCCTTATCCTTCGCAAGCCCGACATTCATCGGACTCTTCTATTTCTATTGGTTTGTTTAGGTGTTCCATCAAATCCTCATACCCACCTACATACTCACCCTCAATATAAATTTGTGGTACTGTCTTAACATCTCGACCTGTTACTTCTCTTGCGGTCTTACCGATATCTGCAAGATCAACCTTGTCGAATGGTATTCCTCTCAACTTGAGTTCTTCCATCGCCATTGCACAGAATGGACAGTTACCTTTAGTATAGACGATTGATCGGGTGTCACCTTGTAGTGCGACCCTTTCTACCTTCTCCGATACATTCTCGGCACGTTGTTTCGCCTCGGTGCGTAGATAGTATAGACCTTTAAGTCCATCCTTCCATGCCTTTAAGTGTACCTTGTTCACATAAGACTTCGCTGCACCAGCAGGGAAGAATAGGTTAACTGACTGACCTTGACATATAAATGGTTGTCTTTCTGCAGCGTGTTGTACAACCCATGTTTGGTCAAGTTCATCCGCAGTTCTGAATACAGCCTTTTCACCTTCTGTGAAGAATGGTAAATGTTGTACCGAACCTTTGTTGGTAATGATTGATGTCCAGTTGGACTCGTTGTTCTCATCTTTATCATCAAGTAACTGAGTCAAGTACTTGTTCTTCACTAGGAAAGAACCAGCACGTGTGCGGTGAGTATATGCATTTGCCTTCAATGGTTCGATAGAAGGACTTGTACTCAAAATAACACCAGATGATGCGTTTGGTGCGATTGCCATCAAGTGAGAGTTTCTTCGTCCACTCCCCTCACCATCAGGATACTCACCACGTTCTTCGGCAAGTAGTTTGGTTTCTGCGACTGCTTCCTCATTGATATGTTGGAATACAGTTCGGTTGATCTCTCGTGCAGCTTCTGACTCCCATGCAACTCCATGTTTCTGCAACAAGGAATGGAAACCCATTGCACCTAGTCCAATACTTCTCTCACGTTGTGCAGAATACCTTGCACGAGAGATAGTGTCGGGTGCATTGTCAATGAAGTACTCTAATACATTATCGAGCATTCGTACAATGTCACGTACAATAGAAGTGTCTTTCCACTCGTCATAGTACTCTAGATTGAGAGAAGATAGGCAACATACGGCAGTGCGATCTGCATCTGTGGGTAGATGAATCTCGTTACATAAATTGGAACCATGAATCTTTAATCCTTTATCTTGTAGTGGTTGTGGTAAATCACGATTTGCGGTATCAATGAAGTTCAGGTAAGGTTCACCTGTGCGGAATCGTGTCTCTAGAATACGTTCCCATAGTTTACGTGCATCAGTACTATCTTTAACACTACCATCTTTAGGGTCACGAAGATCAAAAGAATTTCCTTGTTTTACTGCTTCCATAAACTCGTCCGAGACATTGATAGCGTTGTGTAGGTTCAATGCTTTACGTTGTACATCACCTGTCGGGATACGCATATTGAGGAACTCAATGATATCTGGGTGAGAGATATCCATGTAAGCGGCATAAGAACCCTTACGAGTCTTACCCTGTCGATATGCAATCATATCTGCATCAACAGTGTGTAGGAATGGCATCGGGCCAGGCGCAATGTCTGATACAGTTCTTACGTCAGACCAGTGTCCACCGACACCACCACCCATTACAGACAACCATCGTAATTCAGATGAGTGACTGATCAGTCCTTCAAGACTGTCGGGTACGTATGTGAGGAAACAAGAGATAGGCATACCTTTGTTCTTTGCATCATGTCCATTGGGTGCATTTGACAGAACAGGGGAGGCGAACATGAACCACTTATTAGACACGTAGTCATACAGACGTTGTGCTAACTCGTCATCCATTTCATCTCGGTACTTAGACCATGCTTTTGCAGCTCTTGCGAAACCCTCTTGTGGACTCTTTTCATAATCATTCAAATAAAAATCTTTTAACATACCTACTGCATATTCAGCGAGTAGGGAATCTTTCTTCTTATCAATCTTGAGGGTCATATTTTACTTTCCATAGAGTGTAGTTTTCTTGAGGGGTAATAGTATCTATACCCCCAGAGTTTTTCAATTAGGTTATTTTACCCGAAATGGGTAGAAATGTCAATCTTTTTCTGAGTTATTTTCACTGTTTATTTCACCAGTGATTGCATTCTCATAATAGATAATGATTGACTTTTGTTGTTCGAGATATCTGCGTGTCTCAGCAACATTAAGCGCAAGAGTCTCGTAGGAACGAACACTCATTGCATAGAAGACCCAAGGTTGACCATTGTCTTTGACATACTCCGTAAGGAATTCATCAAAGTTTTCTTCGGTCACAACATAAAACTTGGGTTCACCCAGAGTTACAGGTTTGGGACTACGTTGAAGGGGAATCTTTTTCTCGACTACTTCTTTTTGTACGACTACCTGTGCTTCAGGCGTTCGTAAAAGGGCGCACCCACTACTCAGAGTCAATAGTAGTGAGAGACTCAATATCGTCAAAAACTTTCTTTGTCGCATCATTAATCCTTTGTTGTATCATGCCAGGGCGTTTCAAAGATAGTCGAGTCAAGTTGTGATCTCTAAACTTTTCAATTAGACTGTCTTTGTACACCTCTGCCTGTTGGAGGTTTGTTTGTAGTTCTAAGTTCTGTTCTTCCATTTGGGTTGCGAACTGTGTTATCTCGTCAAGCGCTCTTGCATTACTTTCCGCAACCAGTTCCAACTTCGCATTGTTTTCTCTTAGAACTGCAATACGATTCTTCATGTCTTGGTACTCTGACACCGCACCGAACACTAACATTCCGATGACACCAGCGACTGCGAGTTTTGCGTATAGTCCGAACATTAGTCTTCTTTCTTATAGAATGTCCATGCACCATAAGCGATTGCACCAAGCGCAACCAAGTTAGCGATGGGTTTAAGGATTAGGAAAGTGATTCCAGCACCAATCAGTACAAGTCCATCAACCGATGTACGTTCTTTGATTCTTGAGGTAATAAAATCTAACATTACTCTTCTCCAGTTCTTATTGTACAGTTACGTTCACGATGACCATTCCACGCAACAAATCCACCAATGACCAATGCCCAATAAGCGAGTTTGTTTAACAGATGGAAACCATTTTGTTCGATGTTAATGTCACGGAACAACTGATCTGCTTCGTTCTGTGTCATGGGTGCGGAAGCACCTTTCTTACCCTTCTTCAGAAGTACTGTGTATTTGTATGCATAGTCATGTACCAGACCACCAACCAACAACACACCTGTAGGTGATAACCATGATGCAAGGAACTTAGGTACAGATGCACCATCGAACACGAATCCTTTGGGGATAACATAGTTCTCACCATTTACAGAGAAATACCAGTCCTTTGCGATTTCCCAAGTGCGTACACCAGTAATCCACATCCAGACCGCACCCCAGAAACCCTTACCCGCAGTTGGGATAGCGATTGGTTTCATGTGAGGCATCTCTTTATACGAAAGATTTACGAGGGGTTCATCTTGGTCAACACCAAACGCATTGACAACAAACCCAATAATAATCAGAATACCTACTACAGTAAACTGCCAAAAGTTAACTAATTGTTCCAAAACAAATTCCATTATTTACTCCACTTATCTCTTTGTTCTTTTCTATTCTGTAAAAATCGTTTGACCACATCAGGTCTCTTCTTCTTTTTCTTCTTATCAAGATAGACAGGGACAGTACTACTATCGTCTCCCGCACCAGCGACTGCGCTAGTACCTGTCATCTCTTCATAAAACTTATGAAAATCTCTCTTCATCGGGTAATCTCTCCTGTAGTAAAATACACCCACTGACTAGAATTTTCGTGTAGTCCTTTATATATGTCTAACCCAAGAACCTCGTCAATAGGTGACGCCTGAGTCTCTATAATTCTTACTCGGTCACCTTTCTTCACAATATCTTCGCAATAGAGTGCGGTTACTGTGTCATGTTTCATACGATAGATGCCAGGCGATAGTTGTTTATCGTCAAGTAAAAACCACTGTGATTCTTCAGCGAGACAATCTAGAATATCAATCCCACTTGCTTCGTGTATCCGTTGGAGGTTCGTGTCAGATAACTCTCCCTGTTCCTTAATCAAGGCAAGTGCGGCACCATAACGTGCAACAACCGATTGACCGCCAGGCACTTTCGCCATAATCTTTTTAAGATTGAATACCAGTCTGTGGAATGGAGTGTAATGCGAACGATACGCTTCACGGTCATCAATACTATTAGTATTAAATTCCTTGTTCTTTTTACCATCCGCATCAATGATGCCTTTCTTGAACGCCTCGGTCTTATCGAACGGAGTTACAAGTAACTTCAAGAATCGGATAGTGTAAACTAAGTCTGCTGCTGATTTTAATATTCCCATGATACTATTTATACTCGAAAAAAGTTCTAAATCTCTCTTAATGCATCAACAACACATTTATCCATTTCTATATTGGTATATTCGTGGTTCTTGATTACTTTAAGGAAAATGAGGAAGGGTTTCAATGCCCCCCAATGTTCTAGTTCGATTTTAAGTTCTAGGATGTCAAGTCCAGGCTGAATACCGAACACATTGAAGATTACAATTAGATGATTAAGGATTAAACGTTCAGAAAGAACATCGGTGTCTCTATAACGATTTAATAATCGTTTTACATATTTGAACTTTTTGAGGTCTTCAAAGAACTCGTCACTGTCGATACACTTAGGATTCTGATAGTGTCTAGCAGCGTAGAGTGTTAGATTGTCTTTCGTTAGTTGCATTATATAATCCAAGTTAAGGGGTATTGTTGTATACCCCTCTACTTAGGGGTTTACTAAAACAAGTCTTTTACTTGTCCAACCAATGACTTTTTAGATTTACGTCTGTCCAATTCAACACCGTGAGTACGACCCAGTGCTTCTAACTCTAACTTGGTCATCTCATCAAGAGACTTGTCACCGATAGGTGCTTCTGTTAGAGTTTGGATAACTGGTTCAGGTACTTCAGTGATTACTTCTGCAACACCGTGAAACTCTGCGATTTGTTCAGGGGTGAATCCACCAGACTTGAACACTTCACCAGTTACAGGGTCTTCCCAACCATTTGCGGTAGGGACTGCGTTTTCGCACCATGCGGGGGCTTTAATAGACATAATATTTACCTTTCGTTATTAATGTGAGAATCCGACTGCAACACCTTTAACACCAGTATTTGCAGCGAATATTTTATCGGTAGGTGCTTTCTTCAATACAACCACATCCTTTGCACCAAGAGTAAGAGTTCCGATATCAGTACCTCCTGCTTGTTCCAAAGTTACCAAGTGAACCGCAGTATGAGTATTAATCAACCTTACTGCGGATGCACCACCAAAATTACTTGCAGTCCCACTGGAATCGCCACAGGCTGCTTCTGTTCCTTGAAGTACTATTGTATTCATGTTATCCTCGTCTCTTTGCCATACGTTCTAGAAACGCTTTCGCTTCTCTGGTACGACCATCAAATGCATTCTTTGGTTTGTCAGAAGTCAGGTCTGCAATCTCATCAATACTCTTACCATTGATGATGTTCTGTGCCTGTGCAATGATGTCCTGTGTAGCCTCTTCTTTCAGAGGTTGACCCATCATGTCATCTGCTTTCTTTTGACTAACAGGTTTCTTCAATTGAACAATTTTCAAAGTCTTTTTGTCTTTGATACTCAATGGAGGTTTCTCAGCAGATGCGATATTATTTCTTAAATTCTTCTCTGCGTTTGCACCAGCGGCAGATGATATAATCTTGTTACCCTGTGCAGTATCAACAATCACATGAGTAGTCTTTAGTGCTTCGTCAAGTTCAACTTCTTCCTTAACTTCGGTAGACTTAACAATTTTGTTGTCACCTTTCTTAGAATCGATAGAACCTTTACCAGAGTTTGCTTTGGTTGCACGACCCGCTTTAGATGCAGTTTCGTGTGTCTCTTCTTCATCAGTCTTATCAACTGTATGTTTCTTAGAGAACTCTTTAGACTTAGGTGACTCTTTAGAATCAATCTCTTCGGGTTTAGTTGCATTAGACTTCTGTGCGGCACTTTCCCACATCTTGTGTAGGTCAGTAATTGCATCAGTCAAGTCGAAGTCTTCACCAATCTTAGAGATTTCCGCAGTCTTGGCATTAGATGCAACCTTCTTCTTGTCATCTTTCTTACCAGCAACTTTAGGTGCTTCTTTCTCTTCTTCGTCACCCTCGTCTTCGATTTCTTCTTTAGTTGTCACATCGTACTTCTTACCAGCAACAACAAAGGTATCGTCACCCTTATCTTTGGCAGCTTTAAGTGCCTGAGTGAATGCATTACCTTCTTTCTTAGCAGGTTTCTTACCACCGTCAATCGCATCGTCAGTTGCGGCACGTTTCTTGTGTAGATACTCGTCAGACGAATCAACATCTCCATCGTTGTCGATGTCTTTGTCTTCACGGTCTTTGAATTTTTTGTCGTTTTCTGCATCATCAACAGGGTCGAGTTTCTTCTTCTCTGCGAGTTCCCAACCTTTCTTCAAGTACTCTTTCTCTTTTGACTTGTCGATTACGATTGTTTTACCACCTTTCTGAACCATAGAGTCTTTCTTGGGGTCTTTCATTTGACGTGCTTCGTCAATTTCTACTGATTCACCAAGGATGACTTGGGAGTAGGCATCCATTAATGATTTCATATCTTTACTTTGCATGGTGTTTCTCCTACATCCACAAATAGTTTACGAGACCCGCAATTATTGCAGCCCCTATTAAGTACACAACTTTATTGATAATTGCAACAGTGTGGGCATTATCATCCACTTTTTTTTCTATTTCATCTAACTTCTGAGAGAATCTGTTCATCCTATCAAAATTATTACTGTTATTCCTGTCCAAGGCGATCATCTTCTCTTCTACTCGGGCCAATGCAACGAGAGCTTCCGCAACCTTATCGATCTTATCTTCCAAACGATCAAAACGAGCAGTCGAATCTGTCTCAATTCGAGCAAGTCTTATTGCTTGAGTTTCCTTTGTTGCCATTACATCTTTTCCCATTAAATTAAGTATAGTTCTATTTATAAGATTTTTATGTTCTATTCATATATCCGAACAACTAAATCGCCTTCACCTTTGATCACTCGGTGATATTCCATCTTGTCAATACTATAACTATGTCCTTCTAATAAGTCCATAGGTTCTTCGTTGTCTCTCTGCAACTTCCAACCATTTCCTTCTAGTACATGGAGACTTCGGTCTTTCAAGTCTCTATGCCAGATCAAATCTTCTTCTCTGACATTCTCTCTAAAAACCCTTACCCTACCATTACGAACCTTTATCTCAGTGTAAGGTTTTACCAAAAGAAACTTCCTCCACCAGAGAGTCCGAGTTGTTTTGCGTACCGAGGTAATCTACACGCCCAGTATCCAGCGGTCATCTTATCGTTCTTGGTTTCGCACTTGTGTCTTGCAACAAATGACTTACGTGCGGCAGGGTCATTCAACTTGACTTTGAGTCCAGTTGTATCTCCCCAAGAAATCTTCTTGATTTTATCGGTTGAGGGGTCTTTGACATACACATAGTACTTCTTCGGCCCACCACGTTTTGGTTTGTTTAATTCTTTCTTCTCTTCTTCTTCGAAGATACAGTCTAGTGCGACATTCTCACCACCGAACTGTGCGAACTCACCAAGGTTTGACTCCATGATGTCAATCTCACTTGGTTTGATTTCAAGTTCACCACTGTGATACTGTTCACGTAAGTCTCTCCAGTACTGGAAATACTTCTCAGAACCAACCCGATAGATATTATTCTCTACCAGATCGGATTCCGAACCGCAACTACAATGGTCATTAAATGATTTCATATATCTTTAACCAGAATTAAATCAAAGATGGCACCAACCTCTGAGGTTGCACCAGCCTTTGCTTGAATTTGAATGTCTGTCTTTTCGGGTATCTCTAATGGTACTATGTAGTCAAATGTTACAGGTTGAGCAAATGTTCCCCACTGACCTTTCATCTGCCATGCAGCATTGGCTGTACCATTCTTGACACGCAACTGATATGTTGCTTCTTGGTTTTTACTAATAGAACCTTGGAACTTAATCAGATATCCCTTATGTCCTGCGGGAATGGTATAGACTGCCATGAGTGACTGACCACCATTATTTGAATGAACTTGTGCGACATTATTACCACCAATAGATGCGGTGATGTTACCCTCGTTTGTTTCACTAGAACCCGCAGTCAGAACTCTCATTCTGAAAACACGATAGAATGATGCAGTAGTCGTTACCGCACCTGTACCATTCAGTGTTATAGTTTCTTTGATTTCATCGTAGTTGGCATCAAGACCTTCAATCTCCAGAGTCCTTGCACCAGTGTCTCCGTCATCATCATTTGCATCCGAGGACACAACAGAAACAACACCCGCAGACGTAGGAAGATAATTAGTGCCGAGATCAGACACGATCTCAAAACTTCCCCCTACCGCAGTGTTGTAACCGAACTTGTTGACGTGCGAAGTTTGTGATACCGCACCACGAGCAATGTGAATACCTTCACCTACTCTTCCGTCTCCAAGATAATGTGACTTTGACATTCTTATCTACCTAATCTTTTTAACAGACCTTGAATCGTCTTCAAGTCCTTAGAAATTACTTTCTGGAACTTTGCTTTGTCCTGTGGTTTCTTCAGAGTGTTAAACAACTTAACAACCTTACCAGCATCGTCTTGAGAAATCTTACCTTTCTTACCATTTTCAAACTCAATCTCACCACCTTTGGGTAGGTCAGACAACTTACGGATTTGCATCAGAACATTCTTAGATGCCGCCTTGCGATCATCGTCTGTTGCATCAGTATCTATATCCGCACTATCCTTACCTCTTTTACCCATCGCACTCATTGCATCACGTTTCGCACGAGCATTCTCTGCGATAAAATCTTCTCTTTTCATCAGTTTCATTGCAGCGTTAGCGAGTTGGGCAATTTTCATCTTGTCCATCTTTGCCTTGTTACCGTCATTTACCTTATCGTAAATCTGAGAGATGGCAGATGCAGTGAACAAGTCAACCATGACACCTTGGATTTTCTTTGCCTGTTTCTTGGCAACAATGTCTTTGACATCGGAGATTACAGACTCGTCAAGTTGTACACTTTCAATGTACATATTCAACTCATATCGTTTGTTGTCTAGGTTTGCAACCTGTACATGAAGTTTCTGTTTCTTGTTAGTATCTAGGATATACTTATTGGTCTTACCACTAGATGGTCTCTTCGGCCCCATTGCAACCTTGTGGTCAACATCGTCTTTGTCTACGATGAAACCTTTCTTCTTGGCATGGGCATATGCGTGTTGCATTGCACCAGAGAAGTCACGGTGATAGAGTTCGTAACCAGACGAGGACTTTGCTTCTTCAAGTCCTTCACGAGCAATTAACTTCCAACCCTGTTTCTTCATTTTATCAGCAGTCTTACCATCCACCTTACGAGTATATGTACCCTTCTTCATGGTGTAGTTCTCTGCACCTTCCTTTACGTTTGCCTTCTTCTCAACATCTTTAACCACTTGAGGTTTTTTGCGTTTAACGAGGTCTTTGAACTTTTGTAGAAGACTTTTGTCTTCTTTACTAGGGTTGAATCCTTTCTTTGCAGATTTTGACTTCAACAGTCCTAGTTCCTTCATCATTCCTTTTCCAGACATATAGAAAAATGGAGTAAGTAGGGCAAGTTGTGTCATGAAGATTGCACCAGCGGGATTAAAATCTTCCTTAACTTCTGGTTTGTCGTGGGTGTAACCCATCTTGTCCATCTTCACATGGTCTGCGTAGGTGTCTGCCTTGTAACCTTTCCCAGTCTTGGGGTCATACATCATGTGTGGTTTGAAATCTTCCTCACCTTTACATTCTGCAAGTATTTCTTTTATAGTTTTCATGTTATGCTAAATCCTTATCGTGGTTCAAACCACCCTTTTTCTTTTTGACTATGAACGCATTTACTCGTGCGTATCCCCATTGTTGTGGTGTAGTGCCTGGCCTGTGACCAGTCTTCCATGCGGCAACACCACGGTTATAAACTTTTTTGAGAGTCCCATACGAAATACCAGACTTCTCTGACTTCTTTTTCAGTGCTTCATCTGCCTCGTATAGTCTAATCATTTTGTTGACCTATTCTTTGCCTTTGCACGTGCAAGTCTTGCACGATCAAGAATCGCATCGTGTTTCTTCCTATCCGATTCTTTCTCTCGTTTAATTTTTGTCTGTGCAGTCTTTACTGCATCTTCCATCGGAGTATCTTTCTTATACTTCTTGACGAGTGTGTCAGTACCTTCCTCACCAGCATTCTCTGTAGTAATAACGTTAGATGTAGTCTTGAAGTTCTTCTTACGCATTATTGTTTTGTTAATAACTTCGAACTCTTCTTTCTTACGGTCGTAGTTAATAACAACAGGAAGGTTCAGGTCAGTCTGTAAGTCTTTGATGACCGCTTCACTATCAGGATTCTGACGAATGTTCTTCGCCTTTCTCTTCGCAATCTTCTTGAATACACGTTGTAACTCTGCCACTGTAATAGGTGGGTCATTACGTTTGTCATTCATACGATCAGCGAAGTGACGTGTAAACTCAACATCAACATCAAACTTAGCAAGGAGTCTATCCGCAAACTTCTCAAGATCATTGAGTTGTTTCTGAGATACTTCCTCGTACATATCCTTGAACTGTTTGGTGTACTTGGATGGTTTTGTTTTTGCGGTCGCATCGCCTGGAGCTGGTTTATATGCAGAGTCATCATCGTCTGCTTTCTTACCATGTTTCTTGAAGTGTGCATCTCGTTTTGATTTGGTAGACTTCTCCAAACCCGCATAGTACTTCTTGGGTTGAGTGCCTTCTTTATCTTTAATGTCAGAGTCTTGGGGTGCTTTTTTCTCGACCAGTTCTACTGCATCTAACCACTTACGAACCTTCTTGTCACCGCATTCCACGATAACATAGTTCGAACCCAAGACCGACACGACACCAACTTCTTCGGACTCTTTGATAACAACAGTATCACCCAGTTCAAACAGTTCACCTTTAACAAACTGTTCTCTTAGGTCAGATACCCTTGGTAATTCGATGTGACGTTTGAAAGATGTCTCTTCCTTGAGACCAAGACCCTTCCTTACGTCATTGAACAACTTACGAGTGTCTCTGTCCGACATGGTCGATGGGACACCCTGTGTGAAAGCTGTGTAATCGTTATCTTTTGCATTGGCACGTTGTTTAGATGCGGACATACCTTCCACACCCTCTGCATCAGGGTCTCTTTGACCCGCAGAAACGATATTAATAGATTCGAAATTATAGAATCCATGACGTGCCTTTTTACCATTGTACTTGTTCAACAACACTTCGAACTCACGTAGACGATCTTGACCGACTACCATAGTGATTCGTTTGTATCCTTGGTCATACAACTTTGCAGCGATATTAAATACTGTTTTTACTTCTTTATCAACCATGATGTTTCGACCATACTTGGGAAACATCTTGCGTAGGTGTTTTACCTTGTCAGAATATGACAGAGGGTCTTTTGCGCCTGTAGACTGAGACACATAGACTTTCCAGTCTGCACCTTTCGCTTTCTTTGCAATGGTATCTAATACTTTACCATGACCGATAGTGGGAGGATTCATTCTACCAAACGTAAAATAAACTTCCTTCGCTTCTTCTACTAGATACGACTTAAAATCTTTAATCACTGGACTGTTTACCTTTTTTTCTTTCCATTTCCATCTTGCGTACTTTAGGAAGAATCTTCTTCGCAATTTTCGCAATCTTAGGTTTCATCTTATCTAGACGTTTCTCAATAGACTGTTTTCGAGCCATTGACATATCGCCCTTGTCTTGTCCCTTAGTGATTTTTTTGATTATCATGTTGCGTGCTTGTTTCATTGCACGTTTTTTGAGAGTGTCCATATTTGCAGTTTTACGAGCCGCACGTTTACGACCCATTGCAATCTTGGCTTTATTTTTCTTGAGAGATCGTGAGAGTTTCAGACGTTGTTGAATATTCAACGCTTCGTCTGGTGACTCAACAACCTTAATGAATTCTTTTAGTCCCATTGGTTTGGACATATGTTACCCCTTACGGTTTTTCCCATCCCTTCAGTATATCTGGACTGAAGTTGTTATACGAAAATTCTAGACGATCAACCAACTTGACCGCATCACCACCTAATTTGTCAATAGCAACGAATCCTTCGGCACCTGTCTTGACCTTATATCCTGTCTTGGTCTGAACAAATGTATCAAAAGAACTAATACTATTAAGTTTATTTATAAGTTTTAATTTTGCAAGTACAATGTTTTTTTGCAAATCGAACATCATTACCAGATTCTTTTTGTTTCTCTGTGAGAAGAACTTCATAAAGTCATCCAACTTCTTCTGTTGGGTTGCCTTACCCCTCTCAGTACTTCTCTTGTCTTTCTCTTTCTGGAACTTATCGTTCAACCACTTGATTAAACCTGTTACGTGCGTATTAGTGTTGCCAATCACGGTTTGTTGCCGCACAAAAGTGTTGTTGTACTGTTCAATCAGGGTTGCAAGGTCTTTATTACCTTCTAACTCACGTAGAGTAGAACCAGCGATCTTATTGAATATCTTACCCGCATCAGACAGATGTTTGGTTACTTCTGCGGTTTCTTTCTTATCCATAGTCGCACCAGACACATCACGCAACATTGCGTCCTGTGACCATACGTTTACAGAACTGTTAAATTTCGACACGTTTACACCATATGTCGCTTTCATCGACATAAAGTCTTTACCAGTATAGGTTGTGTGCCACACAATACCGATCTTAGCACTACGAACTTCTTTTGCTTGGTCATAGGGAATCGCATAGATGATTGTGTTGGGATGGAAAGTCGTATACTTCTCACCATCAATGGTTTCGTTCTTGGTGTCTCCTTTTGAGAACAAGAAGTCCCCTTGAATCACACCCTTGATACCAAGTTCTGGTAGATGTTTCAGTGCGAGTTTCATCTTGGTCGCAAGGTCAGGACTACTGATGTCCGCATCAATATCTGCATCGGTCTTGTAGACTTTAGGATTCTTTGCGAACACACCTTTCTTTGCGACAAAGAACTCACCATCACTAGGGTCTTGACCACAGAAGATTGCGGGAGCACCGTCCCACTTGGTGGACAGTTTACTCTTGGTTTCTCCCGCTAACATATCACGGAGTTCTCTCAATGCATTGATTGCCTGTCGAGTACCATTGACACCCCCATAGAGAACCTTATCCTCGATATGGGTCATGTGAGTGTTCTTCTGTTCTGTTATGAAGTTCTTAAAGTCCATTAGAATTTCAAGGTGGTGAAGTCACACATCATTCGTGTGGGATAACCATCCTTGCCTTGAGTGTCTCGTATGTTTAGTTTGAATCTATAGTACGGTGAACTGAGTTCCATGTCAATACGTTTACCACGACCAGTCTTACCACCATAGTGAACCGTACAAGTTCCTACCTTAGCAGCAGCCTGCATCGCAGCAACATCCATCTTCTTGGAATAAACGTTCTTCTTCATCTTATGGATAACATGATAACCATGACCGATACCACTTTCAAGTAACATCTTCATCGCCATTGGGTTTGGTCTGGTAACAACTTTACCACCTTGGGTCTTAACATCGTCATTGAATATACCACAGAATCTCTCGTTGTCAATACCGAATAACTGCAACAACTTCAGACCGTCAGCGTTCTGAATCTTACCTTCCTTGATTTCTTTGGGAGTCAACTTGGTACGAACACCTACGTTGAAGAACGTGGTGGTAGTCTCGAACTTGAGACTGAGATAAATTTGTTCGCCATTATCCTTTACTAGAGTAACGTCAGTAACACTCTTACCAATATCATTACCCACACCTTTAGTATTGGTTAAAACGATATTAGACTTAAAGTTTAATGGTCTCTTGGTATTCTCACCACCAACAACATTGATCTTGAGTGTCTGAGAACCACTGAGGTCATACAACTCATCAAGATGCATAATTGCCTTGAGGTTACCCTCATCAGATACCGCATCCTTACCTTCTGCGAACCATGCGTTTAGGTCTTTCGCAAACGCAGTCTCAAACAGGTTACCTCTATTATTCACACCACGATTACCACTAGAACCATTACCATACTTAATACGTACAGTCTTCAATCCAGCGTTACGTTTGATGTCTCCGATATCTTCTACTGCCTTGAATGTACGAGCAACGTTGATATCTTTCTGTTTCTTCATGTCGATGTTGATAGGTGTTTCGATACCTTTGTTCGACAGATATGTGAAAAGTGCAATTACATCGGCAACACTTTCGTGTGGCCAGTCCGCAAGAGTCTTGGTTATTTCATCTTCGGTCTTGGGGAAGAAAGAATATGCTTCCCCAATAAATTGTTTGAACCTTTGCATCGAGTGTTCCCATCTGTTATAAAGTGTTATTATACATCTATTTATAATAAAATGGAAGTCGATTTTTCCTCATTATACTGTTTAATTGTGTTTTTTAGAGTATTAATCCAGTTATCACGGTGTTCAACAAACACTTGAGGTTCATTATTATCCACCGAGATGATAGTAACCAACTGAGTAATCGGCATACCTGTACGTTCTTCCCACATTACAGCGTAACCCGCTTCTTGCATGAAGTAGTTCTTGACCCAGTCTTTCTTCTTGGGTTTCATAGAGGTCTTGTAATCAATGATGGATAGTTTACCATCGAAGATACCCACACAGTCAACACGACCCGCAACACCCAGATGGGTAGAGTAGAGAGGCGCTTCTTGTGCGTAGACCTTGGTAAGACGTTCATCTAGGATAGGTTTGAGATCAAGGAAAGATGCAATGATATCGGGGGTGTAACCCTTCTTGTAGTCAGGGTCATTGTCAACATACTTCTCACAGATTTCGTGAACCGCAGTACCACGAGTAGAGGCACGATATGATACACGATTTGCCTCTTCCTCACCGACACGTTTACGCCATTTGGCAATAGAGTCTCGTGATAGTATCGACAGGACAGTAGTAATCGAAGGTAGGTCAACACCATCTGGTGTTCTATACTTACGACCAGATTCGGTAGTCACCGCATTCATCTCAGTCAATTCAACGGTTTCATGTAAAAAATTCATAATCTATTTCTCTTGTTTGTGTTTCATATGTATCATTATACTATATGACATTTGTTTTGGCAAGCATTACTTACAATAACTCGACAACATTCCTTAGTAGAAAGGTTAATCCGATACCATTTACCAGTATCAATGCACGATCTTTCCAGAGACATGATACCCAGAACCAACCTATCACACCTATTATAGAAAACATCAGGTCATAGAATTGATACCCTTCAACACCTCGGACGGACATCGCACAGACCATCATAACTGATGCAAACCACTTGACATACCAATCTAATCCATTACTGGTTCGCATCAGTTATTTCACTCCAATCTAAGTCTATTCGAGAATTGCCCTTCTGGTTCCAATGCCACTCAATACCACACTCTTCGATGATAGGTAATATTGCCTTCAGATTCTTAACACCTTCTTTGTCACCATTGAAACAGAATGTTGAATTTGTTTGTTCGTAATGAGTGTAGTGAGGATACGCAGAATACTTACGATTAACTATATCAAGTTCTTCAAGAACTGACTCATCTACAATCCAACCAGTGCCTTTACAGTGTGGACAATTCTCATCATCACCATAACACACTTCACACTCTTCAGCATTCTCATCTAGTTCGAAAACATCGATCTCACAGTCTTGTTCATGATTGAACAGACACTTATCGAAATCGATATCTTTCCCTTTGAATGGGCCTACTTCATGCTCGAAGGGAACATCATCCCACGCACAAGATTGACAGCAAGCCAAACCCCATCCACAATACCAACCCTCTTCTCGGAGTCGGTCAAATAAAATATCAAGGTTGTTTTTCATCAGTCATCCATTCAAAGTGACCATTACTCGGATTGAACTGAGCGCACTCGGTTGCAGCTGCATCCAGTCTCCATGTATCTTGGACAGAACTCGCACCAAGACATGACCCCAATACAAAGGTTACCATAGAAAGTGTTACCACTCCCAATAATTTTGTTGCTGTATCATCCATCAGTATCTACCTCTAAGTTAGTTTCAATCCATACTCTAGCACCACACGAAAGTGGTTTGGTTGGGGAGTAAATTACCCTCGCAACCTCATTACCATCCTTATCACGAATAATCGCATTACTGGTATATCTGTTATTTTTATAATCCTTCACTGTTATCACAGGTTCTTCGGTGCCGTTCTTTAGATTGGCACGAATCTTGTGCATATTTACGTGTATTTTAGTCTTCATATTATTCACACACCCTGCATTATCCTATCCCATTTCATACGATCAACTCTCTCCTGTTCACGTTGAGTTTTGGCACGTAGTTTCTCCATTCGATCACGAGCAGCAATCCACTTGTCGTAACTCAATGCCTTACGAGCATTACCAGAAGCAAGACCCTTTCTCTTGAACTCATTCTTGAGAATCGCCTTCTCTTCCGCACCCATGAACACACCGACCAGTTTCAGTAGACACTGGCGGAACGAACGACCATGATGCATATGACCAAGACAGTGGGCAAGTTCGTGGAGTAGAGTGTAACGATTCAGACCAGACTGAGCAAGAGTCACAGTACGACCATTGGTGTAACCAGAGTTCTTCTTATTACGAGCGTTCATCGCAACAATACGTGGGGTCGCATCAAAAATCTTCGCAACATTGTCGTTGATCGATTCTTGCCACAACTTCTGCCAAGTCTTGGTCTTGTAAATCTTTTTTGCGAACTTCTGCGCCTCTGTGATGTCAGCAAAGGTCACGTCTAGAATCTGACGTTGAAACATCCACTCCGCTTTGTAAGTTTTGGTGCGTTCCGAGTCTTTCGACTTCGCCCCTTTGTTTTGTTTCTGTTCGTGATTCAACAGGTAGGTTGCGTAATCAAGTTTATCGTAATCAACATTCATTATATAATTCCCTCATTCCAAGCACGATCAGCGTAAACTTCTTGTAGTTTGAACGCCTCTTTTTCCCAAGGTTGACGAGCATATGCAGTGCCGTAACCATAGACAGTTTTCTTCCAACGGATTTTGCGACTCTGTGCCTTTCGGTCATAGTAGTCAACCATCTCACGTTTAACATACTGTTTGACGTGAATCAGTTCATGGACAACAGTAGTCACTAAGTCTCTCAGAGATTGATTCTTCTCAACATCAACAATGAAGAATCGATCTTCTTCTTCCATGCACCACCCTTCAACACCATCTTTACTCAGGTCTTTCAGGCGAATCGCAACATCGACCCTACGATGTTTGGGAAGTAACTCTTTAAGAGTCCAGTTCGCAAGTTTAAGAACCATCTCACGCTGAAACTTGTTACCACCTTGGACACATACTGTTTTCATATAAATCTCTCTCTCAACTCGACTTTACATATACATTATACGATACTGGGCAACTATTGTCAACTTATTTCTGAAATAAGAATCCTTTATAAATCAGTGACTTACAAAAAACTTTCATTTATTTTTGCGGGGATAGTCGGTAATCTCGGAATAAGACCACCAGAATTGTGGAAAATGCGTAGACCTTCCATGATCTACGCACAATACCCTAGTCTATACGATAAGACCACTTGTCGCTTTACGATATTCCTTCTCAATACTCTCATTCACATCAGTGATGAACACCACCTGTGCCATTTGAATATCAACTGACAGTGGGTCAGGTTTACCAGTCGCACAGATACCATGAGCGAACCCCATGCCCTGTTCGGTCTGGACAATCATTCGTGGGTCTTTCAACGTAACCTTGGTACTGCCCTGTTCGTGAAACTTACCAACATACTCACCATATGCGGTCATTACCGATACTATATCATTCTTTTGCATTTTCAATTCCTATTATAAAAAAGTGGGTGAGGTTTTCCTCACCCGATTATATATCCGTGGATTAGGCAGCGTTTGCGAACTCAACTGCCTTCTCAACCGCACGAATCTTACGAGTCTGGTTCGCACCAAACCATGCAGAGGACAAACGTGAATCTACTTCACGACCCATTTTGTGGTCAGTCAAGTAGGTCACACTGTTCAGTGCTTGCCACCATGAACCTTCACCGAAATGAGCGCCAGGCTGAGTCTCCAAGAAAGAGTGTGCCTTTTGACCATTCGTAGACAGATCAGCAAAGTTCTTAACATTGATGTCCTTCTTACCTTGGTAGGTACGTGGGAACACTTCGTTGTAGTACTGAACCAATGCATCCATAGAGAACTTCTTGGTAGAGAGGAATGTTGCCATCTCTTTGTACTTCGCAAACTTCTCGGATGCGATACCCATTTGTTCCTTAACCATATCAGGGTTGAACGCATTGCGGTGATTCATTGTCACCGAGTTCGCAACGTTCGCACCCAGAGACATTGACAAAGTGTTGTTACAAACCACTCGAATCGGAGTGAACCGAACGTCAATTGCCTTACCATACTTGTGTGGGTTAGAGAACAACAAGTAAGAATCAACTTGGTCACCACCAAGGATATCGAACGACTCCTTGACCTTCGCAAGCGCCCATACCATCTGACCACCTTTCAGAGAACCCGCAGTGTGCATTTCCATATCACCAGCGAGAGTGTACTCCGAGAAGAACTCAAACGCATCTTGGTTCTGTACAGGATTCCAACCATCACCAACAACATCAAGAACTTTCTTGTCCGAAGAACGAACCAACGCCTTCTTACCTTCAATCTCGATACCCGATGCAGTAGTCATCGCTTCTTTTTCAACAGACCAGTCTAGACCCGCCTTATTCATAATCTGGATTGGGGATAGGTCGGGTGCGACCTTTGTTCCTAATCCGTGCCAAGGTGTCTCACCAGCATACGCCATCTGAGCAACCCCATCTACCATTTCAACTTCATGACTCATAATCTTCTCCTATTAACCTTCTACTCTATCATGGACTGCAACTGCACCGTAGAAATTTACACCGAGCAACCGATCACAAAGGTCTGAAAACCTTGAGT